TATGTAGGCGCATCATAATTATTCTCAATGTCGGATGCCGTGTGATCCAATAACTGATCCCAGTCAGTATCTCCTTTGTGCGCCCATGAGAAAGTTAATGCTACTCCAGCACTTGTAAGTAATCCACCCCAATATGCCGCTTCTTTATTATTAATCACAGGTAAATCACCAATATATACTTTTTTTTCTTCTGGCTGATAATTATAATCAGTATCTATTTGAGTACGTATTTCGTTATCTTTTGGATAAGCTGCTCCTGCAGTAGGTACTATTTCAATACTTAATTCATCAAAAGCAACCCCAGCAGGAGAACCCCTGACTACTTCATAACAAGTAATCGTTAATGTTGCCGCATCTAAAGGAATAGCATCACTGTCAAGTTCAACTGTTTGCATCCCTGTATTAGTAAAATTCAAATAAACAACCCCAGCATTCCAGCTTCCATCATCATCTAAATATCTCTGAGCCCCCCCATCATCAAGTTTAATTTGAATATAACCTGTTCCCCCTGATATTACTCTTGCTGTATATTTCACATGAAGAGTATAACTCCCAGCCGTTTCTAATGTTGAGTTTGTAGGTAACTGATAGAAATATTTAGCCGCTCCGATAGTTGCAGCGGGTGTGTCTAACCAGGCAAAATCTTTGTATCTTTTTAGCCACGTGCCAGCTGCGGATTTTGTCCATAACAACGGACTGTTCGCATCACTCCATCGTTCGGGATCAAAATCAGGATTTTGTATTATATTCTCCCTATATCCATAATCTTGTAATATAGTAAACTCCTTATATGCCGGTATAATCTCTAACATCTGCGAACCTTCTTGCCAAGCGCAAAGAGTTGCCTCAGCTGTATCTTTTGAGGTAACCGTTAATTGTGGGCTTTCTGAAGAATTACTTTGATACACTCCTGAAGAGTTATAAACCCTGTAATCATACGATGTTTCTGCCAACTCCCGGATTGGTATAATATGCCACGCCCCGTTAATCTGTTCTAATTTTGCCCCAAAAGCAGTCATAATATCCACTAACACATCATAACAATTCCATCCGGTTTTATAATCTTCGCGGTAAACTTCCTGATTAATATAAGTTTGAGGTAACGGATCATCAGCATCTGTTTTGTTCTGTGTAGTTTCAAAGATATTACAAGCTGAAATAATATCTAAAGCCAGCCCGGTTTCATCCAAGCAAATTTCAATTACATCCATTAAGTCTTCTTGCCCAGTATATGGTGTATCGGTTGCACTCTCAAATAATCTATTTTTTAGATCGCCTAATCCATCGGTTGCCCTCAGAGTTATTTCGTAATCATGAACAGTGAAAGGCTCATAATACATATCAGGTATAACATAACCCTCAAAAATCAGATCCATTACTTGACATGAAACATTGTCAATTCCTATCTCATGCTCCCCTCCTATTGCTCCAGTTGATATCTCGAATTCATCAGTGCTTCCTGCAATCTGTAATTCTTTATAATTTCCCGTATCGGTTGTAATTGTTTTTACATCACCTAATAAACCAATATCGCTATCCTTCATATTCACCGAGAGTGTAAATTCAACTATATAAGGATAACCACTTGTAACTCCCGGGACTTGATAAATTCGTTTATCTTCAGATGCAACTAATTTACAAATTCCCGAAGGGCTTTCTGTCACGTAATCTCCTGCATTTTCGACAAAATCTATCGTCCAGTCATCAGGATCATCTGATGTCCATGCTGAAAAATCACCATTAGTTATTAATTCTGCTCCGTTATCATTATCAATCCAATACCTTATTAAATAATCTCGGTTTGTAGCTGTAAAAAACTCAGAAAATTTCATATCTGAATCACTCAATAACTTTATAGCAATCTCTTTGCCTTGTATTGGTTGGAATTTATCACCGCCACCAGGCTTAGTCAAAACAACAGGAACACCTCCAAACTTTGTAAGCTCTGTAATTGCTCCAGAATACCCCTCTTTCAGAATCTGAACGCAATGTTTACGATCCCATTCGTCGTTAAAAGAAAAATAATATTTAAGCCCTAAACTCATCCGCCTACTCCTATTCTTTGATAACGTTCAGATGTTCTTTGATTACTCATATATATATCTTCGCCCCGGATCACTGCTCCCAGTTGGATATTTTGTGTGCTTGTTTTATACCCTCCTGATGTTCCACCTCCTCCTCCATATGCTCCTGCTTCTTTTCGTGCCATTAAATTTTTTGCTACCCTTGATAAAGCAATCAAAGCAATACCTGCTCCAATTTTCTCCTGCCAACTCCAAGACTTTAAAAATTCCCTTTCTCCGATACCAATAGCAACTAATAACGCCCCGAACTTTCCTGCAAAATCCGCAACTGATTTTAATACTGTATCAAAAACACCTTCTGCCGTTGCTAATCCTGTAAACACATCACCTAATCCTTCACCTAAACTTACACCTAAATCAACAAATGATTGCCTAATTACATTATTCATTTGAATTACCGGCTCCATTGCATTTTGGTATTGTTGTGCGGCTGTTTGGAGTGCTGAGGCGTTTTGAGCAAAAGCATCTCGCATACTTGTTAATCCTGTTCCTAATTCACCCCCTGGTAACATCGGTGTTCCTACTGGTGTAAGTTTCCCTCTTGGAGCAGTTGCTTTTGACGCTGCCATCGCCTGAGCTGTAATTCTAGCTTCTAGTGCTGCTTTGGCTGCTGCCTGTTGTTGTCCTTCGGTATAAGCCTTGTAATGTTCCTCTCCCATGCTTCGCCACAACTTCTGCGCATTAATCCCAAACTCTTCTAATACCTTTAATCTAAATGCCTCAATCCTTCCCTCTGTTAATTTACTTTCACTTTCCCACTTGTCTAATAATTTTTTAAAAGCAGGTTCTAATTTCATTAAAAGAGATGTTCTTTTCGGTCTTCGAAGAATATCATCAATATCAAATCCCATTTTTACAAATTGACCCTGCACCCGAAATATCCCCACAATCCAGTCCAGTGTTTTCTTTAGTGCTGTATTTGCCTGTTTTGCTTGCAAAACTAATCCCTCGATTGCACTTGTCGTTCTTAACATTGCCCCCTCAAGGTTATCCATCTGAATATCTGCCATCTCCTGAGCTGAACCGGCAGCATTATTATAAGCTATTTTTAAATCTTCGAGTTTATCTACATTCTCAGACAATACTAACAATGCAGCCATTGCCCTACGCCCAACCTCATCTTCTGCATTTGCAAGTGTAATTCCTTTTTTCGCTAAATCTCTTAATGATTCAGCAAATGGTTTTCCTGAATCTGCTGTCTCTTCAAATATTCTTTTTAGTGCTGTTCCTGCCCTACTTCCATGAATACCAGCATCTGCTAAAATACTTAAAGCACCGGCTGTTAATTGTACCGATCTTCCCGCAGCCCTTGCAATCGGCGCAACGTATCCCATTGATTCAGTCCACCTCTCTAAGTTTAAAGCCGAACTTGTAAATGAAGCAGCCATAATATCCACAACCATTTGAGTTTTATTTGCATCTAATCCAAATGCTCTAATAACTGCTCCTGCACTTTCGGCTGCCTGCGCAAGATTTTCTCCTGTTGCTTCACTTAATTGAATAGTTGCTGCACTTGCTGCCAGAATCTCGTTTGTTGTGAATCCAAGTTTTGCATATTCAGTTTGAAGTTCCGCAACCTGTGATGCTGTTCTTGAGGTTGTACTTCCTAATTGTTTTGCGCTTTCTTCAAGTCTTTTGAATTCTTCGCCTGTTGCTCCAGAGATTGCCCGAACCCCTGACATTGTTTTTTCAAATGTCTTATTAAGGTTAATTATCTTTTTGAAAAATCCTGCAACAATACGAATCGAAAAAGCACCAATAAGCATACTCTTGAATTGAGATACAGCCCTTGTCATCCCACCTACACGCTTTTTTGACTTAGCCATCCCCCGGTCAAACTTTTTCGTGTCTGCCGAAATCCTGAATAATAAGTCTGCTAACTTGAATGCCATTGCTTACCGAATTTTTTTACTAATCTTTCAAATCCATCTTTATTTTCTTGTATTTCTTCTGTTGTTAATTTCTTTTGCTCCCAACTGAATTTTATAACATCTGTTAATCGTAATTTCTTTTTTACTACCTTGCCCGATACACTTACTAACTGCCATACTCCCCATCTTGTACGTTCCCATTGTGCTTGATAATCTTCTTTCCGTATCTTCGCAAATCCTTTTAGCTTGTTAAAAAACGTTCTCGGTGTCATAAAACCAAACTCCTCCTCACTCATTCCCATCTGCCCCAGTGCTAACTCTTCTAACTCATCTCTCGAAAATGGGTTTCCCTTTACTTTTTTTTTGCCACATCAGGCATACTTTTTGCAAATATCTCTATTACTTTTGTAGCTATGCTTGAATCTTCTGTTAGCCAGTCACCTACATCTTCAATCGTAAAGTCTGTATCCCCTTTGTCTTTTTTCGCTCCATACAAAAGTCCTACATAAACCAAACAACGCAACGCCCCAACTGACAGATCCGCTACACTCGCAAATTGAAAAACACTTTTTCCGGATAACTGTTCATATTCAGCCAAAGCATTCCAACCAAAACAAACAGGTCGGTCTTTTTTATCTATTCTTACTCGATCCATTATGTCAGAGTTGCTTCTGTTAACGCTCCATCACCTGTGAAACTTCCTGAGAATCCAGTATTATCCTGATCTGGAGTGTCAATGGTTATGTTATCAACATATGCATCTCCGGTAAAATATTTGTTTCCTGATTCGTTTGGTGAAAATTTAAGACTTACCTGTGTTCCGGCTGTTAAGAGTGTAAGTAAATCACTCACTCCGTAAGCAGCATCATACACATAGAGAGCGTCAAAATCCACCGACCATGATTTTTTAGTCGGGTTATTCTCTGCCCAGTTTGCAGTTGAGCTTTTTGAGGTTGCATCTGCCATTTCTGCCGAAATATTCAGAGTACCTGATTTACAATATCCTATTGCAGTTCCATCCACATAAATAAGGAACTCGCCTCCTAATGATTGTCCTGTTAGTGCCATAATTATTTACCTTTTAAATTTAATTCATTTTTGTTACTTACTTTCTTTGCTTTCTTTTCAGAAATCAATTTTATTCCAAACTCCTGATGCACAATAAAGCGCATCCCTTTTTTCTTTTTAAGACCTTTTGGAGTTAATCGACAGTCTTTTATTAGTTCTATTTTCATATTATTATTATTAAATTGCTGTTATATATGCTGCTATATCATAATCTTGTGCTATCTCAAATACTTCTGCATTGTCTAATTTTAACTCAATTTCTCCATCAAAATCTATCGAAGATATTTTAATCGTATGGGTATCATTCGTATAACTTTCAAGTGCATGATTATCCAAAACATCCCTAACTCTTTTAGCTAATAATAAAGCTTTATCATGCCGAGTATCAAAACAACTAACCTGCACCCGGTAACGGTCAATTAAGGATGCTGTTTGTTTCGTATTTGAAGGTACATTACTAATAACCTGGTATGTAATATATGGCACTGAATCACTCTCTTTAGTCTGCATAGGATATATCTTTGTACCCACCAATGCAGCCACATCTGTATCATTTTTTAGTATGTCATATATTGCCACTCCAACCATTAGTAATATTTCTTAATCATTTTGTCTAAATATTCGTTTGTCTTTTTACTTAATCCCCTCATAAACCTTACCTCAACTTGTCTTTTTGTCGAATCTGCCGCCGGTCTTAATATAGGATGCGGCTTTATTCCTTTCATTTTTCTCGTGTAAATTCTCTCTCCGCTCTTATTCACAAAACTCAAAACACGTACTTCCCCTTTTCTACCTTTTCTATGTCCTCTAATTATAGAAGTTCTAAACGCCCCATATTCTAAAATATTAAACAAAAAACTCCAATATGCTTTCCCTGATTTCTTATTATACGTTCTCGGTCCTGCTATAATATACGGAATCCTTAATTTACGCCCCCACGGTTGCTCCTTTTTTGTCAATATTCCAAAGTTCTCTGCTCTACCTAATTTCTTTGAGTATGCTTTTGCCTGGCTTCGCACCTCTGAAATAAAGGGCTTTAAGGCATATCTCATTGTCTGATTTAAGAGTTTCCGGTTAATCCGCTTCGGTAACTGCTCAAGAACCTTGTGAACATTCTGAATACCTATTATCCTAACTCCTGTCTTCACACTTCTAAATCATTACATGATTTTGCTGCA